TATTCAATACGTGGCGCATTGGCGGTGGGTCAATGGAGGCAATTGCCGATGCAACCAGATACAACAAACACTGGATTTGGAGATTGATAAACAGAATTCGTAACAACGACAAGTTTTTGCAAATGGCGATTGATGAGTATCTAAAGGAAAACCCAGATGCAACACTCTGAAGAAAACGACACTCGCCCGCTGCGAGAACGGATTACCTATCCACCATCGCAGATTGAAGAAATCTATCCATACGACGAATGGTTTGATGGCTCGGTGTGGAGATTGAAGATGTATGAAGATTTTTGGGTGCAGCCAAAGTCGATGCAATCTGCGCTGTATCAGGCTGCCCGTAAGCGCAAACTCAAAGTAAAGACACACCTACCGAACACAGACGATTCTGTTTACATTCAGGTGGTGAATACATGAACGATGATATGAGTGTTTCTGAACGTCAAAAAAGCATCGAGACTTCTGACTCTCGCATGACACTGGTTTCTAGGAAGGGGGCGACGATTATTGAATTGATGAAGGGCGGAATGACTCCCACTCGCGCCGCCGAAGTCGCAGAAGTTTCTCGTGGTACCGTCGCCAATTGGATTAGGCGTGGACTTACAGAACAGAGAAAAATAGAAGAAGGCAACGACCCAGACCCAGGAGAAAAGGTGTATCTTGACTTTGCCTTGGGAGCACTTAAAGCAGAATCCGAAGCACAGGCGGGACTGGTCCTTGCTTGGTTTCGTGAAGCACGACAAGGGGATTGGAAAGCCGCAGAAAGATTCTTGGCCAAGCGCTGGCCACAAGAATGGGGCGACAACAACACAGTCAAACTAGAAGTATCCGCAATGGGTCTTCAATCAGATACGCAGAAACCGATTTTGCAAGAAGACGATGAGCAACGCAAGCGCGCTGTTTTGGCCGCTTTGGTCGAAGCCGGTGACTTGCCGAGCAATGTTCTTCAAGCCTGGGACAATGGGGAAGACATTATTGAGGCAGATGTGGTGGAAAATGAAATCTAATATTAGTTTGATTCCCGTTGGCTCAAGGTGTCCGTGTTTTCCAATTGGTCCATCAAAACCAAAACCATTCTGTGAGTCAAATAGTGACGACGAGTAAAGAATCCATTCGCCAGAAACTGGCTGAATTAACTGGACACAAAGTACCGTGCGGCCTTAATCTGCCCCACTCCATGCACCCCAAGCAGGCGGCTTTTCTAACATGGTCAACAACTCGCGAAGCACTTTACGGCGGTGCCGCAGGTGGAGGTAAATCAGATGCCTTGCTCATGTCCGCACTCCAATACACCTGCGTGCCTGGATACTCTGCGTTGCTCTTGCGTCAAACATATCCGCAACTTGCAGGTCCTGACGGATTCATCGACCGATGCAATGCATGGCTTTCCGGAACCGAAGCCTCGTATGTCGGAACGAATAAGAGATGGACGTTTCCTTCTGGGGCAACTCTTTCTTTCGACCACTGCGAAAGAGACGATGACAGATATAAGTTTCAGTCTTTTGCTTACCATTTCGTAGGAGTTGACGAGTTAACACAGTGGAAGACGGACCGTGTGTACCGATACGTTGGGTTCTCTCGTGTTCGTAAACCTTCAGAGGCGGCAAACCTCCCAAGATGTCCAGAATGCGGACTAAGCGCAGCCGATATCCCACTACGAACGCGGGCAGCCACCAACCCTGGAGGTCCAGGGAACAACTGGGTATACGAAAGATTCATCCTGAATAAACAGGACGAAAGAAAGTTTATGCCAGCGAAAATTTCCGATAACCCATCTCTTGACGCCGGAACATACATTAAGTCGCTTGATGAACTTGACGCAATCGAGCGAGCAAGACTTCTCGATGGAAACTGGGAGGTGCGTGAAGAGGGGGGAATGTTCAAGAGGGAATGGTTCAACGTGACCGGAAGTTTCCCCGAAGGGATGACCAAGGTGCGGTATTGGGACTTGGCAGCCACCGCACCAAAACACGGAACAGACCCCGACTACACAGTTGGTGCGTTGGTGGGAATGAAAGAGGGAAGATATTTCATTCTTGATATTCGAAGAATTCGCGGAACACCTTTTGAAGTAGAAAAATTGATTCGCTGGGTAGCCGAAGAAGATGGCCTCGGGACACGAATCGTCATGGAACAAGAACCTGGCTCATCGGGAGTCAACGTCATAGACCACTATGCACGCATTGTTGTGCCGGGTTTCAACTTCAAGGGACAGAAATCCAACACATCGAAAAAAGATAGGGCTGGAATTTTTTCCGCTGCAGCAGAATCTGGAAACGTAATGGTCGCTCGAGATTCTTGGAACACTCCATTTTTCGATGAGTGTGAAGTTTTCCCTTACGGTGCCCACGATGACCAAGTAGATGCGATATCTGGAGCGATGCTTTCTTTGACCAGCAGAAAAAAGAAGTCAGTGAAAATAATCGTATGAGGCGATTTGCGGGAAAGGGATATTGTCAAGGCAGAGAAGAAAACTGCGGACATGACAAATGTGGGACGGACTCTTACGGAAACCTTTATTTGATAGATGGACAAACAGATGCGCGAGCCAGAATTAAGTTTTGTTTAGACAAACCCCTCGTAAAAAAGAATACCTTAAACTTCGCATCTGATAAAACAAAAAATAATGAACCCAAAAGAGCAGAGGTGAGGCGTATAGTCCATCAACGCGACATGGGGTTGTGTAGAGCAAAATTCCTGGTAGGGTCGATTACGTGTTCAGGACCACTGGACATAGATGAAATCATCCCTAGGGGTCGAGGAGGAAACTACTTAGACCCAGACAACTGCCAGGTGCTGTGCAGAGCGCACCACCGGTGGAAGCATGACAACCCAGCCGAGGCTGAAAGGTTAGGACTCACAAAGTCTCTCCCGCCTCGTCCCTGACGATAGGAGATACCCGTGATTAGCAAAGAAGCGTTAATTGGCTTTACCCTGTGGCTGGCAACAGCGATAGGAGTGGGTGTCAGCGGCGGAGTGACCAGGCCCGAAGCCCCCAACAATCAATATTCCTCGGTTCCGGCAGTCAGCCAGCAGATTCAACCAAATGAACCCAATGTAATTCCAGAGGCACTTCGCCCAGAGGCCATTCTTCAGGTGGGCTTTTTCTTTAATGAGCGGAGCGAGCGAGTCGGTCAACTTCAGGCTTATATGGGAGTCACCGTAGATAGTCATTACGGGAAGTTGACAAGGAAGGCCCATATTGCCGCTCTTGAAGCCGCGGGCATGGAAACAGCCTTTGTTCCAGCAGTACCGAATCCGATAACGGACGGACACAAACGGCGATACAACATTTCCGACGACCCAACGCACCGATGCCCCCAGTTTGAGCCCTTGTTCCAGCAGTACGGGCTGGAGCCTGTCGAGGTTTTTTCCTACATTGCCTATCGCGAGTCAAGGTGCAACCCGGCCGCTGTAAACGCCACGTTTGACTCAAAGGGCAACACCACCTGGACTTTGAATAAAGATGGTTCGGTAGACAGGGGACTTATTCAAATCAACTCTTGTTGGAAGACGGTCACCAAGAATGTCTGTGGGACGGGGCTTGAGGGTCTGTTTGATGTTCACTGCAATCTTAAGGTTGCCAAGTACATTATGGACAACTCAAGCGGCGGTCTGAGCAACTGGAACGTTTGGGGCAAATAAAGCATCTAGTATGCTTGTGTGCCTGAATTAAACGCCAATATTCCGGCAATTGAATGTTTGGTTCGTGGGAACTTTTTGCGCGACCAACAAGATTCCCACGACCTAAAGTTCCCCTGCAATATCTTTGGAATTGCCTCTTTGTCCGACAGGGTGCCAATGTTCCACTTCCTGATGGAGGATGGTGCAATCTGGTGGCGAATGCCAATCAATGCCTTCTGCTGGAAAGAGGATGCCCCCGAACTGGACATCCACGACCAGGTTCTATGGAACTCATTTTCTCCCTATGTGACAGTCACAGTCTTTCACTCGCTTCGCGGCATGCGTATGGAGTATCTCGACAGACACAAAAAGAAGCATCAGGGTGAATACATGATGACCTTTGATTGGCACTCCCCTGAATCAAACATTGTGAACACGGGTTGGTCGGAGAATCCAGGGCAGCACAAGTGCGGACATTTAATTAAACTTGATGACGGAAACTTCGCAATCCAACCAAACAACAGAGTCATACTGAAAGACCCGTCATTCACCACAAAACTCGGCAAGCCGGTCATACAGAGAATTATTAACCACCGTATGTTTGCCGTGGAAGATGCTGACAGATGGTTGACCGAAGACAACGAGAACTACTTCTATTCGGTTGAGGCAAGTCAGAATGTCCGTCATGACAAGACGGACTAAATTATTTATTTTGACCACGCTGAGC